ATGCTAAGACTATTAGAATTGGTGATTACAATACCACTTCTACTCAATGGATCTATCTTGGTGATAAGTCAACAGGCGATCAGTTTGTATACATCGGTAACGCTGCTAACCACGCTAACATCTTTATTGGTAATCTTGCTCAAGACGCAGCGATTTCTAAGACAAAGATTGGTGGTGCATATGATCGTCTTGAGTCTCTATCATTCGTTGACTTTGAAGTTAAGAGAACTAAGTTCGCAGGTGATGTAACCTTTGGTTCATTCAAGCAACTTGGTGGAGATAGAACTAACCCTGAGCAAGTTGTAACTCTATCAACTGAAGCGGGTATTGTTAGCTTCTTCTCTGGTAACACACAAACAGTTGACTTTGCGTTAAATGCTTCTGAAGTTAATATTGCTGGTCAGGGTGGTACAACAACTATTAGAAACAGTCTTGAGATTGACGGTGAGACAACATTCAACAGTAGTGTTAAACTCTGTGGTGGTACTTCTTCCTTCTCCTTCGTTGGTGTTGGACAATCTCTAGGAACAACTGGAATTGCACATGCTTCTGGTGTTCTAGGACCTGCTGAGTTCAATCAGAACGTTGATATTGTTAATGTTCTAGAAGTTGTAACCTCTGATCCAAACTTTAATAGAATTGACACTGCTGGTTCTGCAACTTGGGGTGACTCGACATTCCAAGACATCAAGACTGGTGCAGGTCCTGAAGGAGCTGACCTTCCTGCATTGACTGGTAAGCAATATTACTTACCATTGTTAAATGCACCTGGCACATACTTCAATGAAGGTGATTACATCTTACTTGATGCTCCTGTTGATTCAGGAACTGGTACTAGACCTGAAATTGTTCGTGTTGCAGTTGGTGGTTTATCAGGTGCAGAGACTGCTCCATACTACTTGACTGTTGAAAGAGAACCACTTGGTTCTTTCGCACCTCAGACTGATAATCATCCTGAGAGTCCTGGCAACAGAACTCCTGTTTATAAGTGTAACATCGCATTTGATGCAACATGGATTGAACAGGCAATTGATGGATCCAGAGGTGCAACTGGTGAAGAAAATGTTTATCTATCAACCTTTGGTGGTACACTTAAAGTTGGTGTTGACTATGTAATTGTTTCTCGTGAGGACACTAACAATGACGGTGACTTCAATCAGGGTGAGGCATTCAAACTTGCTACACCACTAGCAATCGTTAACAAGAAGTTTGAGATTACTAATGGATGTCCTGGCGGTGATACAGTCTTCTCTGTTGACAGTGTAACTGGTGAAACAATTATTGGTAACGATGGTATTGATGGTGAGAATGGTAAGTTAACTGTTAATGGTTCGTTTGAATTCAAGGGTGGATGTAAGACTGCATCAGCTCAGACATTTACTGGTAATGCACAAGAAGGACTTCTTACAATTACTGCTATTCCTTCAGTCGAAGGACTTGAGGTTGGTGATTATGTTGAACTCACTGGTAACGGTGGCACAGTCACACTTGATCAAAACAGATTCCCAGAAGATTCTGGAACTGTAAGACTAACTGATCCTCAGATCGTTAGCATTGGTGCTACTTCAGTCACACTTAACGTTCCATTCACTGGATCTGGTAGTGCAACTGGTATTACATTCAATGCAACTAAAGATGAGAAGTTTAGAATTACTGATAGAGTTCGTGACATCTTCACTGTTGATGGATGTTCAGGTGACACAGTAATTGGTAACCCAAGTGGTACTATCCTAGCAAACAGATCTCAGTATGGAACTGGAGTCGCTGCACATACAGCTGGTGCTACAGTTTACACAGCTCTTAAAGATCCTAAAGTAGACAACGGTATTGCTACAACATTTGTTAATACAACTGGTACTATTCTTGCTGGTGCTACAACAATCCCTGTTGATGACATTACTAACTTTGAAGATGGAGATTACATCTTTGTTGGTTTTGGATCTGGTGGAAATGAAGAGATAATGAAGATCAATGGTAATCCTCAGGCAAGTGGAGTTGCACCTGCTGGTGATTTACCCGTTATTCGTGCTGGTAATCCTGCATTTAACTCTGAATCTGGATTCGCACCTCCTACTATTCCAGGATCTAGTTACACACACAGCGATGGTGAAACTGTATTCAGAATTTTATTCAGAGAAAGTACGACTCTAACAAATGATATTGCTGGATCTGGATCTAATGCTGTTGAGATTGGAATGGTAAACAGTGATGTTGTTCCATTCTTCCTTGATCGTGAATATTGGACAATAATTGATGATGAAATCTTCCTCGTAACTAGCAGCAACACCAATGATGGTGGCACTGTATTGGTTAAGAAAGATTATCATCATGGTAGATTGGATGTATATGATGATGTTAAGTTCATCGGTTCTAACTTCGAGATCACTGGTACAGACAACAACGTACCTATTCTTAAGTTACTTAACAACGAAGAACACCACTTTGAGGGTGGAGCACTTGACATCAACGCTGCTACTGACATCAGTGGTAACTTGAGACTATTCCCAAGTAAGTGTGTTGAGGATCCTGATGCTATCCAGTTTACTAACAAGTCGTTTACTCCAACATTCAGAGTTGAAGCTGAGTTTGGTGACACATTTGTTGGTCGTCTACTTGACGTTGCTGGTATTGCTGGAGCAAACCCAACTAATTCACAACCAATTCTTGATGTTAGAAATCTAGGCGTCAATGGTGCTAATAGCTTCACCGTTATGCAAGACGGATCTATCAATTCCTTCGGATTGGTAGGATACAAGAACAAGAACGGTGGACATATTTCTAAATTTGTCAACGCAGATTCTACTCTTGCTGTCAATATAAATTATATTGTAGCGGTAGCTCCTTCTACTGGTGCTCTTATACTTACACTTCCAGATAATCCTGAGACAGGTGATGTCATCAGAATTACTGAGGTTGCAGGAGCATTAACTTACAACAACTCACTTGTGATTCGTGCTCCAATCATCGGTGGTGAACCAGTAGCACTTCAGGGAGATACTTCTGGAACCAAGTTGGGTGGTTTGTCTACACCATATGGATCTGGTGAACTGGTTGTACAAAACAGAAATGCATCCTTTGGACTCATTTTTGTTGGACAAACAGATGGTGATAACTTTATCCCTGCTGTCTATCAAGGTTGGTGGTTAACTGAACTATAATGGCTTTCTATAACAGACTAAAAACTATGAAGTCCGCTCCCGTAGGCACTATCATGCCTTGGAGTGGACAGTCTAGTAGTGGTAATCTTCCTAATAATATACCACATGGGTGGATTGTTTGTGATGGTAGGACTTTTGAAGCTAACGATTTTCCCTTGTTAGCATCTATGATTGGAAATACATACGGTCCTACTGACTCATCAATTGTTGGTAATTTTCCTGATTTTGATGAGGGAGATGTTTTTAGAGTTCCTAATCTAAATGGTAGATCAATGGTTGACATTGAGAAATCATATTTACAGCAAACTAAGTATCAGTTTGGACAACCAGATGCTGAATCTGTAATTGGAGATTTAATTTCTGATGATGGTACAGGTGTTACTCCGCCAACTATCTACAGTGCTGACACGGATCTAAAATTTCAATTAGATCCAATTGATACTATGGCAGGAAAAATTCAAAATATTACAATGAATGATCCTACATGGTCTAAGACATATTATACTATCGGTAGAAAATTAGGTATTGACCATACGCCAGGTCACAAACATGGTGGACAATACACAACAGCACGTACTGATGGTAGATATGTTCAGGTCTTTGAGGCACCAACTCCTGGTATTTCTGGTTCAGAATATGAGTCTGTAAACTTAAATGGTATTCAAAACACTGATACTGCAGATACTTGGCCAAATGGATTTGGTGGAATGACATATTATGATGAAAATACTCTAGTATTGACGGACTCAGCAAAAACTTTTTCACAAGACAGAATTCCAGTAGCAAATTTAAACAGAGCAATTCCTGCTCATGGTGCATATACACAGGGATTTTCTGATACATACAACCAGGCAGCCTCTGGTGCCTATGATCACTCTTTGAGACAGGTTACGGGCGTATTCCCACCACCAACAACTATTTTTGGTAGACCAAACTATTATAATGGAGATGTTAGTAGCACATATCCCACAAACCTTAGTCATATTGGACAAGATTTTACAGATCAAACAGTAGCATCACATAATCATTTCAGTTTTGACCTCTCTATGAATATTGGTGGTCTTAGAGTTCCACCAAATATCGCTGTAAATAACGTACAATCTTATACTGTTAACGTTTCTGACATACCTGATGCGTTAAATATTCTTATGGACAATCAAACACCGTCACAAACGGTGATAATGATCATCAGAGCTTACTAAAATGGCAACATTTTTAAACCAAGAAAGAACCAAGATCGGGACAACAACAGGAACGCTCATTGCTTTTCCTCAAGAGTTGGAAGTAAACGATCCTAATGTAGGAAATAGTGCTCAACTTCTTCCTGCTGGTTATTTAAGATGTGATGGTGGAATTTATAGTTCAGCAGTATATCCAGCACTAGCAGAAATTCTTGGGACAGGTGCTGCATGTGCTTTTAGACAAGAGGGACAAACTTTAGGAGATACACAATTCCAAGTACCAGACCTAAGATCTAAGTTTATCAGAGCTAGTTCTGCATCTGATCAAGGTGTTATTAATGATAATACAGTAACAAATGCTTCTGGGCAAGTTGTTGAAAGATCTGGTGTTGGTGTCAATGTTTCATCAAACGTAGGATCTGTCGCAACTGTTGATATGGTGGGACAATTTAGAGTTCCTCCCAGAACTGTTACTCTTACAGGTAATGTTGGTTTTACTAGACCTAGAAGACCAGATGAAGAAATTGTATCCATAAATGGTTTCTTACCACACATGCACTATACTACAACGTTTAGGTGTAGAACTATTAGGCGTCAAGGTAGTGATGTATTTGAAATTAATTATTACAACAACGCATCTACAATTGGTGTTGAAAATTGGTATGATGCTACTGACTCTGGCGATCCTGATGGAAGACAACCTGCATGTAAACACTATCAACAATCAGTAGCATGGAATAATAATTCTTACATTCCTTCCGATACCTTTGCAAGTTATGAGTATTATGGTATTTGTAAAGGAAGTTGTGGTGGATTTATTAACAGTTGTTTGATTCCTACTGGAAAACAAATGCAAATTACCGCTACTCCAGAAGGTGAGTGTTGGCAAACATTTTCAGTTTTTGGAATTGGATTACTTAGAGTTGAAATGACATGTAAAAGTAGTAATCCAGTTATGGGTGCAAACTATGTTTTTGGTGCTACTGGAGTTGGTAATGATGATATTCCTACTGCTGCATCTAGTCCTGGCGGTGTTGTTCAATCATTTGAATTATATGAAACTGGTGTAAATCAAACAACTCAAGGATATTCAACTAAAGGTCTTGGAGTTTGGGCGTATAGTGGATATGGTGGTGCAGCTAACACATGGAACAACTTAGGTGACTTTGGTCAAGGTGAGGTTGACATGATTGGTGGTACTGGAACTGGATTTAGAGTTCTATGTCGATTTGAGGCATGGCCAGGTGCTGGTGGTAATCCAACCAATACGAGATATAAAATTATCTCTTTTGTTGATGGTGGAGTCAATTACACAGCAGGTGATGTTTTAACTTTCCCTGATGTTCAGGGAAAAAATATCGGTAGTGCATCTGCAACTGGTAGTGGTGGAATCAGTTTAGAAATTGCCACTACATCTTATGGTGCTGATGCAGCTGCTGGTGCAGCATATCCTCATAACACATCATTACATAATGTTTTACCAGTGGACGTTCAGGTTGGTAGTAATATCAACGCTGCTTATCCGCAGGTTGCTAACGTTGTTGAGACTACTGAACCATTTGATTATGACAGTGATCCTACACGTCACACACATACTATTAATTACTCGACTGGACTCACTAATTACAAGATAGATATACCTGAGACATTCATTTCTACTGATGGAATGAATGCTTCTATCGCTATCCAACCAGAGACTGACACAAAGATTGATAATCTAATCTCTCCTTTCGTTATGGTAGATTACTTAATTAAGACCTAAAATGTCAAGAAACATACGTACTAACTTTCTTACAGACAAATTTACCTATGGCAACTCTACTTTGCCCATTGGTGCTATTGTACCTATCTTTAAGGCAACTGATGATAAGGTAACAGACAATGGTGTCGTAGTAAACCTAGGAGCAGTTGTTTCTGGTGCTGGTGGAGGTACTGGATATGTGACTGATTTAGGAACAATTTCTGGTTACCCCACAGGTCCTGTGACTTTAGATATTCCAGCTTCAGCATTTGAAGTAGGAACAGATAATATTGTCATTCCTAATCATCCTTTTGTTGAAGGTGATAAGTTAACAGTTACCACAACAACTCAAGCTCCAAACAAATGTAAGTTGGGTGGATCTATTCAGTCTATTGCTATCAACAACGCTGGTACAAATTACA